ACTCTGTAGGTGCTACCCATTCTGTAGTTGGCATTAACATTATTTTTTCCTCTTCATGTCTTTCATCTTTTTAATTTCTAATTCACAATAATGAATTACTTTTTCTAAATCTTGTATGCCATTTTTATTCATATAACGGCATACATATTTAATAACATTTCCTTGAAAAAAAGAAAGGTCATTTTTAGAAATGAATTCATAAGGTTGAATATGAAAGTCTTTATAGTGACTCCCGCCTATCTGTTTATCTTGTGGAAATAATTTTTCCATGTCATCTTTATGTGTCATATTTTTCTCCTGTATTTATGTTGGCAGTTGTTGGTTTAACGATCTTATATCCAATGATAGGGAGTCCGAGAAAATCGAACCAACTTCGTCCGTTAGAACCTGATGCTGCCAGTCACCAGTAAAGGGCATCTCGCTCCCAATCGGTTTATATACATTTGTATATAAATTCTTATAAATGTTTATATTCATTTCTTTTTAGTCTTGCTTTCAATTTATATAAATTATTTCTTGTACGTGTTGATCCTACATACCAAACTCTATGTTCTTCATCGTGTTTATCTTGACTCTTTTTAATTGCTTTTTTAATTTTATCTCCCATATCCAAACAAAGAATTATATTATCTTCTTCACCACCTTTAGCCGCATGAATAGTAGATACCTGAATACGTGCTTCTTCATCTAAATTCTCACCATTATCTAATAAATGTTTTATGTATTCTCTTTCTTTATAATCTGTTTCTTTAAATGCATCGAACCAATTTATATTTTTATCCCATTGTTCTTGTTGTAAACCTGTAAATTCAACAATGTCTTTTATTTCTTTTTCTTCTAATTCAATTCCTCTACACCATGAATTATAATTTACAGATGCATTATATATTCTAACTTTAAAACTTTTACCTTTATTAGTTTCATAATATAAATTTCTTTTTCTTAATTCTTTTGTCATTCTATTTAATCTAGAAATAGTTCTTGTTTGTATTAGCCATTTACCTTTTGTTAAATCTACTTGATCTAAATTATTTATTCTTTCACTTATACCTTCATAATCTCTTGGATAATATTGTTTAAGTTTTCTTTGTCCTATTATGTTAGTTAAAGGTACCATAGATTGTTCTTGAACCGCTCTAGATATTCTTTTAGAATATTTTAATACTGTTTCTTTTGCAGGCTCATTTATGAATCTGTTTACATCTGCACCTGCCCAGGCAAATATAGCTTGGTCATCATCACCTGCTAAGTAAATATCATCTGCATATTCTTTTAATTTATCAAATAACTTCCATTGTAGTGGAGATAAATCTTGTGCTTCATCTATAAATATAACTTTAAATCTTGGTAAATCTTCTTTGTCTATTAATTGATTTATCATGTCATTAAAATCTAATTTTTCTTTTACTCTTTTATATTCTTTTAAATTGTCATCAATGTTTTTTAATATTGAAAATCTTTTTATTTCTTTTCTATTGTGTTCATTTCTATCGTATTCTTCTCTTATAGAAATATCTCTATTCATAGCTCTACCAATCATTTGAAAGTACGGACTATCATTATTTAAATAAAATATTTCTTCTCTATTATATTTGTCATAATATTTAACTCTAATATTTAATTGCTTACCTATTTTTTCATAGTCTGATGGTTGCATTACTTTTTTAGTATTTAAATCTAATTGATCAAAAGCAAATGAATGTATGGTTCTAAAATAATATAACTTATCATTGTCTACTGGCATTCTATCTCTAGCAACTTTTGCTGCTTTTTTTGTAAATGCAAAATATGCAATACTATCTAAAGGTGTGCCTATTCTTATATATGCTTTAGCTCTACTAATTAGTTTATGTGTTTTACCTGTACCTGGAGGGCCAAAATATTTATATATCATTATACAATGTCCTTTGTGCTTTCTACTTCCATAATTTCTTCTACTTCTATTTCTTCTTCAAAAAAATATAATGGTATTTTTGCACATCCATTTACACCTGGATATGGTTCATTTGTTTTTTTATTAATACCAGGAAATCTTTTCTTTTTACCAAACTCTGGTTTAGGTAATTCCTCATCTTCCGTTTCAAACATTTTAGTAATCATGTAAGAAGTTCTTGATGCATCTTTTTTCCATTCATTTTCTTTTAAAAAATTAAAAAATTCATCATATATAAACCATGCATATGTATTATCTTTCAATACATTACCACTTTGAAATGAATTAAATGTTGTAGCCTGAGGCCCGTTGATATGCTCCTGCAATAATTTTTTAAGTATCTCCATTGGCCTGGTCCCTGGAGCCGGTTGTATTGTATCCACACCATCTAACAATGCATTTATCATTTCATAAAATTCCATTGCTTTAATTGGTGGAGGAAATACATCTGCTTGTGCCATGATTAATCCTCTTAATTCTTTTTGATCCTTTATCTTATTTACATCTTTTGCATGTACAGGAACAGATTCACCTTTCTTATTTTCTACGGTAAAATAATATTCAGGATCTGGTTTAAAATCTATTTTCTGTAAATTATTCATCAATGGCCAATTAACTTTTTTATCAGATATAATTCCAAATTTTCTTTTTACACATTCTGATTTAACGCAAACAGGTGCAAGTAATTCATCAGTACAAGTGTGACCTTTAGTTTCTTTTTCCCATTGTTTTATTTTCATTTTAATATGATCATCTGTCCATGTCGCATTAAATTCAAAATAATTTCTACCTGCTTGTAATACTTTATTCTTCCAATCATCTGAATATTTCTTTTTAGCAAACACCATATAGTTATATAAAAATCTATCTCGACCATCTTTCATTTTATTTTTTGATAAAATTTCTAAACAAGGTGGACCATCTTTAAATTCTTCTGCACCACCAGTTAATTCTTTTTTAATTATATTATCAGATATATTTTTTAGTTGTTCTGCAGTTTGTTTATTTAGTTCAATGCAATTTAAAAATACTGCAAATGGTATTTCTTTTCCTGAAGGATCTATTGCAACTCTTTCAGTTTTACCAAAATAAGGTAAATTTATAAAGTTACCATTTAATTTATTACCATCTGTATCATCTCCTAGTTTTGTTTGTTTAGGAAATATTTCTGTATTAATTGGTAGTTTAAATAAAAATAATACTTCTTCTAAAAAATCTTTTATTGTTTTTGCTTTTACAAATTGTTTTGTAAATACATATAAGTGAAGCCCACCACTTTTAGATTTAATTGGTATAAGAGGTAATTGTTTTTCTTGAATAATATCTAAATAATATTTTATATCTAAATTTTTATATATCTTTGGATCAATATCTATTGCACCAAATCGTGCTAAACCATCATCATTACAAGGCTGTATGCCTATTGATTTTGTTCCATCTAAATGTTGTTGATAATCTAAATCAGTAATTGGTTTACCTGACCAACCATAGTCACCTGATCTAAATTTTATTTTACCTGTATCTGGATCTTTGTAACCATTACTAATATTACAAAAACCAAAGTTACGAGTTAGACCAGTAAAATGGTCTTTAAATTCTTTTTGTAATTCCTGCATTCATATTTCCCTTTAATTATTTTAAGAAGGCGGTTCCAGTCTCCCGGTACCGCCTTCTCTTCGAAGTATTCACTTAGTGAATTAGACAATATCTGCAGTCTTAGATTTTTCGCTTTTCTCATACTCCGGTTGCGCTTGACCTTTAGACACAGACTTTTGAAATTCTTGTGCCATTAAATAAAGATCAGCATCCTCTTTCTGAGCGACATCTAAAGCTCTCGCCATAGATGGTTTATAGACATGCCAACTTTTACTTCCTGCAACTTTACTAACAGTTTTTAAATTATAAACTGCTGCATATGCTGCCGGATTGTAAACACCTTTGTCATCCTTAAATCTAAGATTTTTAATCAATTGATTTAATTCTCTTGCAGGTGTTAAGTTAGATGATCTCATAGTAATCACTGCAGGTCTAGGTTCTTCACCTAAAACAATTACATAAAAGTATGCAGTTTTTTCTAAGTAATTACCATTTGATAATCTATACTTACCGTTCCTTTCTTCAACAGCATCATCAGGTATTGATAAATGTGTTGCAACAGGTGGAGCTGCGGTGTCTCCCATTTCCTGCCATTCTGGATATCTTGTTTGCACGTGTGCAACAATAATATCCACACCTTGTTGACCATCTATTAATGTACCAAGACCTTTTGCATAGATCATACCAGGTTGAGAACCTTCTACGTACTTTGCATTACTCTTGTTACACTCAGGTGATAGTTGGTGTAGGATTTTTAAAATCGGTGTTGACATATCGTCCGATTTTATTTCTTCGCTACCTCTACCAGAATCACTTCTTAGGTTGATAGTAGCCAGTGCACCCGCACTGTTCTTCTTTGTCATAGCATTTGTATTTGCCATCATATTACCTCGTATTATTTATTATTTATTTTTTATTTTTAAAATGCGTTTGACTTCCATCAAACGTATTAAATAGTTCTTCAGGAACTTCACGACCTTTGTCTTTCCATTCCTTCATAACTACTTTGAGTGTCTGTGGGTGAACTTTCTCCTCTTGGATAGGTTCAAACCCACTAGACCTCGCAAGGCTAACGTAATCGACAGCCTTGTTATCTTCGCCTTGGCCAAATGATACAATAACATTATTTTTTACTATATCACCTAGACCTTGGTCACGAAGCCATGTAATCGCCTCTGCTTTTTTGTCAGCTTTTACTGAGGCACTATAAATTTTTTTAACAGATAATTCTGAACCATCTCGTAATTTTAAACTAGATAAGTTCATGTCATCCATTAATTTTGGAATAACCATACAGCTAAAGTATTTTTCATCTTCTTTTAAATCTTTAACTTGGTCTTCTAAGTTTTTAATTTGTTGTTGGATTGATCTTAACTTTTCAACTTCTGTTGAAAGTTTATCCGGGTCAATGCTTGTAGATTGATCGGGTGCATCTTTACGCAAGTCTATTATCATAATATATTACTCCTTTGGTTTTTTTCTTTTTGACTTTCATGGCAGTAATTATAAGGACTTAAACTTGATTTGTCAAGTTTTATTTTTGAAAAATATCTATCTCGATTGGATAATAAGTTTTTTCTTGTCGATCCCATTTTAGTAATTTGTATTTACCATTTGTTACATCAGATACAACTGAACATACTACTCCAATAATTGCAGGATCTCCTGATAATAATAAGTAATCATCGGTTGTATAATCTTTTAAAAGTGTCTTTAATTTTTGTATTAGTGGACCAGGTGACATAATAATTTGACTTTTTTCTGGCAGAAGTGAGACAATTTGTCCAAATTTTGACGCACCTAAAATATTATATTTTGGTTGTCCTATAGACGTTCCAGGTATTTCTTGTGTTAAATAAACTTTACTCATTGACTTTTTCTTTTTTGATATTATTATAGTTAATAGAAAGAAAAGTAAAGGTTATATATTATGAATTATAAATTTAAAACGAAGCCTTATGGGCACCAATTAGATGCATTAGAAGCATCATGGAATAAAACAAATTTTGCTTATTTTATGGAAATGGGCACAGGTAAATCTAAGGTATTGCTAGATAATGCTGCAATGCTTTATGATAAAGGCCTTATAAATGGGTTACTACTTATAGCACCTAAAGGTGTATATAAGAATTGGTATGACTCAGAAATTCCTACGCATTTACCTGATCATATAGAGAAAAAAGTTGTTCTTTGGAAAACATCTGACAAATCAACTAAACAGAAAAAAATATTAAATACATTATTTGAAACTGGAACTGATTTCCATATTTTAATTATGAACGTTGAATCATTTAGTTCTGGTAATGGTACGGAGTTTGCTAAAAAATTTTTATCGTGTCATAAATCAATGATTGCTATTGATGAATCAACTACAATTAAAACTCCAACATCTAATAGAACTAAAAATATTTTATCTCTCAGAGAGTTAGCTGATTATAGAAGAATACTTACAGGTTCACCTGTAACCAAATCACCATTAGATTTATTTTCACAATGTCAATTCTTAGATCCGTGGTTATTAAATCATGATTCTTATTGGACATTTAAATCAAGATATGCTGTTACTAGAAAAATTGAAGTACAAGGTAGACGTGTTGAAATAATTGTTGGTTATAGAAATCTTGGAGAATTATCTGATATGATAAAACCATTTTCTAAACGTGTATTAAAACAAGATTGTTTGGATCTTCCAGAAAAAACTTATGTAAAACATTATGTTGAATTAACACCTGAACAGAAAAAAGTTTATCAACAAATGAAGCAAGAGGCCATTGCGTTTCTTGATGGTAAAATGCAATCATCAGCTACAGTTATGACTCAGTTAATGAGATTGCATCAAATAACTTGTGGTCACTTTACTGCTGATGATGGTACTATAAAAAATTTACCATGTGCTAGATTAGGTGAACTAATGAATATATTAGAAAATATAGAAGGCAAAACTATTATATGGTCTCATTATACTCATGATGTAAGAAGAATTATAGAAGAGATTAAAAAAGTTTATGGTGAGGAATCTGTTGTAGATTATTATGGTGCAACAGATACTGATGCTAGATCAAGAAACATAAAGAAATTTCAAACAGATGATAAGTGTAGATTCTTTGTTGGTACAACACATACCGGCGGATATGGTATTACACTTACCGCCGGTAGTAATATGATTTATTTCTCTAATGGTTATGATTTAGAGAAACGTCAACAGTCAGAAGCAAGAATTGATCGTATAGGTCAAACAAGAAAAATGACTTATATTGATATTATGTCTCAAGATACTATTGACGAACGAATTGTTAAAGCACTTCGTAACAAAGTCGACATCGCAAATACAATTATGGATGAAGACTTTAGAGAATGGATTTAATCAATATCGAAAGTTTTTTCTTTACTTGGTCTGTTGTTTTCTAAATGAATAGACAACATACCATTTTCAAGTTTTACTTTTTTAACTTCAACTGTATCTGCTAATTGAAATTGTTTTCTAAACCATCTTTTAGAAATACCTTTAGAAATATATTCTTCTTTTTCTTCATTTTCTTTAATGTGTTCAGAAGCTTCGATAGTTAATATTTCATCTGTTTGATGAATATCAATATCTTCTTTAGCAAAACCTGCTAAAGCTATTTCTATAATGTATTTATTTTCAGATTCCTTTTTAATATTATAA